AGAATGGAGGAGATATGAAAAATAAAAAGAAAGTCAAAGCAGCTTTAGTAGCGGCCTTTAAAGATGGTGTTGCGGAGCGGGTAATACCGTTACATTGTGTTGATACAGATTCAATAGAAGATCGACAAGGTTTTGTTTACAAATACGATTCCATCGCTAAAGAAATTATTCGTCGTTCTAAGCCTATGCGTGAATATCCAATGCTTTCAATCAGAAAACGTGACCTTCCTAGATTGTGGAAGTGGTATTGGCCATTTGGTTTGAAGATTAAGGTAAATCCAAAGAAGTGTAGGGCAATGTCAGATGGAGAAAAAGCTAATTTTGAAGAACAGTTTAAAGAAGTAGTAGAAAAATTGAAAAAATAATATGAAACTAACAAGAAAAATAGGCTGGCGTACCTTCCGTGGAATGGTGAGAACACTAAAGGCTGCTAACAAAAGACTTCAAAAGCTAGGAACTACAGGGGAGTTTACTGTTAAATTACCGCTTAAGTAGATGGCAATTAATCCACTAGTCCAAATCATCTGCGCTACCTGCCATAGGATATTCCTAACCCATTACACCAAGAAAAAGTATTGCTCAGGTACATGCCGGATTGACTCTAGGGAGGCTAGACAAAGGGCAAGGTATAAGCGGAAGCGTGAAGATCTGGTGAAGTAGCCAAAGTTGTGGGAAAAGCTATTGCGCAATTTTTAATATGGTATTACAATCATCTCGTTTAATGGACTGGTACTCCATTGAGCACGAGCACCTTAGCCATCCCTACAATTGATCCGATAACAGAAAGCTGTGTCGAGTTCTGGCGTAGGTAAATAGTACCAACGCCGATGGCGTTTCCCCAAAAGGGATGGCGCCTACGCTAGAACTTGTTACAGCTTTTTTTGTACCTTAAAACTCGCTGGTTCAAATGTGACTACGAGACTTGTGCTGACCCATACAGACTGGAGGTGATTGCAATATGGATAAACAAACATGTTTCATAGGCGACGACAACTGGATGTACTGCAATGCTGTGAAACGGAACGGGCGTCTGGTATTTGCCACTGGAAAGTGGTTCAGATTCTTGCCAAAAAAGAAAAAGGCTACATCCGTCTAAAGAGATAGCCAATTTCTAAGTCTAATTCTTAACCCCTCGTAGTCACTTTTGAGCTAGTCAGAGTTTCGGAAGCCTGAAAGGCTTCTTATCTGTGCCCCCGTGGTGTAATGGATAACACCCTACCCCTGTAAGGTTTTGATCCCGGTTCGAATCCGGGCGGGGGAACAGATAAAGAGCTTTTCAAAAGTACGCAAAAAGGACTCTACACTTATCATCTAACCAATATACCTGTCAAGCCTCCTAATTTCATAGAAAATAACATCCTCTAAACCGATATTATTATACTACGATAGTATATTCCCAACAAGTAAGTTCGGATAATGTTCGGCCTAGAATAGACTTGCCAAGAATCTTTGTACTGGAGAAGCGATAATAATTCCAATAGCAATAGCAGCTACTAATTCGAGCCAATAGATGAGTGTCATAGTATTATAGGTTACTTTGATTATATCTGTTTACCTTTTGGTTGGCGCTTGTAATCGACAAGTCCCTCGACCGTCAACCAAGTCACTGTTATTCCGGTGAGCATAGCCAAAACCGTGTCGGGAACAACAAGCACTTTATTAGCACCAAGGATTGAAAGAGCCAATAAAGCGATGAATGAAGCCAACCCAATCAGGAACTTACGAGAGGTGAAACGTTTTTCCATATATTTTACTTAATTATAATGAGAACTTTTTAACTACTGACTCTGGTTTTTCCTTAACTAAGTGAGTTCCAAAGAACTTTTTAATTAACCACAAAGTCATATTTCTAAGACCAGATATTTCTTGGTACCTTTGAGATACACCGTCAATACGTTCAAATAAAGATAACTTTCCAGTCGTGTTTTTGTATATCAGAACGTCCTCTACTGGTTGCTTAACAAAACCACCATTAGTAAGCTGATCGTTTAGGTAAGACAGTTTCTCCTCCGTATCTTTTTTGAATGTATCGAATTCTTCTCGAATCATACTTTCTTCATTAAGTTGGTTAGATTCCTCCTCATTCAGAGCCCTTAAAAACACATGCTTTCCAAAACCAGTTGCAGTATCAAATACCCCAATCACTTCCGAGTCCTCACAAGCCAAAATTGGGGTGCCAATATCAGAGTTCCCTGGGCCGGCATTTAAGTCATCTCCAGGGTGTATCTGGCCATCTGCATTGACCTGCCCAAAGACATACCCGCCATTGGCCCTGTAGCCTCCTAGAACAGGGAAAACCTTGTCTTTTAGGTAATCTACTGGGTTATAGTATCTATCCTCAACCTGGGCCATTGTGAGCCCTGTGGTATACCTATTCTGCCAATTAGTACCTAATATCCTTGGGTCTATCTTCCAAGCCTCAAAATGGCAATGAGCCGAGGTAGACGATCCGGTAGACCCCAAAGTGCCTATTTGCTCACCGGCCTTAACTATTTGGTCAACTACCACCTTAATCTCGTTAAGATGGGCAGAATGAGTGAAACCTCTCATAAGATTTATTTAAGCATGTTTTTAACTCGATCAACCACCAAGGTTGCCGCTAGCGATATTATGAATACAATCACGCTTCCGGCACCAATAGCCCTTGACTTCCAAGCGTCAAATCCATCCATCCGTTCATGGGCTCTCAACAAACTTGAAACATCTGCTTTTGAGTCTAGCTTTTCATGCAATGAATTCATTTGGTTTTCAAGACTTTCTAACTTAGAGCTTGTATTTCGAGCTTGTATTTCTACTCTTTCATCTATACGGACGAGTAAGTCATGATCGTTCATATTCTGTGAGCCAAGCTCTCCAGTCATACGAGTTACTTACCTTTACGTTTACGACCGGCAGCTGACATTTTAGCCATACGTTTTTTACCGTATTTTTTCATACCCGCCATAGCAGCAACGGCGGCTGGATTGCGTGCGCCAGACTTCTTAGCAGCAACTTTAACTGCCGCAAAGCGCTTTCCCTCACCCAACTTAGGTTTACTTTTCTTTTTCATAAAAGAAACAGTCAGTTAATTAGTACATGTACTTTTTCATTTTCTTCTTCATGGACTTCATTTCATTTTCCTTCATCATCATTCCTTTTCGTTTCATAGCTGATGACTTTTTTGCTTTCTTCATTGGTTTCTTTTTCATAATATCACGCTCCTTTTCTTTTTGCCTTTTTAGGCTTAATTCTTTTAGGGAGCTTCTTACCCTTACTAGCCTTATCGAATTCTGCTACAACCTTAGCACTAATTTTCCCTTGTTTTAATAGGCTGTGGAACTTTTTACGCTGGGCCTCACTACGGTATGGCATATAATTATAGTCTAATATTCACTGGTCTTGTTGGTCGTGGCTCTATGTAAGTAAAGCTGTATTTACGGTATATCTCTCCTTTTACAACGTCCTTCAATTTGGTAATCTGCTTGGCCTTGTCATCTTCAGAAAGTTTCTGGTAAGTAGGATCAGACTGTAGTTTTTTAAGCCTTTCTACATACAAGGTGTTAAAGTCTTGATTTGCTTGGTTGAATTTATCCTTGCCAACTTTTTCTTTGAATTGCTGTAACTCTTTACTAGAACTTGTATTCCAATCCGTTGTTCCAGTGTAGGATTCACTAACAGAAATGCCTAATCCATCAGCAATCATAGATAACACGTCATTTGCTGAGTTAGGGTCTTTAAGTAAGGTCTGTAATGTCTGAATAGGAATTGGTATAAACATATTCTTTAGTAAAACAGTAGGCGTAGGCTTCTCTCCTGAGAAAGTTTGACCTTTCAACATATCCCTCACAGCTCCTGCCGTTGGTGATAGCTTACCTTCCCAGAACTGTTCAACAACATCTAAACCTGTTTGTAGACCAAACTCACCAGTATTCTTTTGTAGTACACCACTGGAACTTTTAGTAAACGCAACATCAGCGCCCAACGCTTCTGCAATAGCTAATGATCCTCTAGTTGCCAAAACAACTAACGACGACATACCGCCAGTAATATCAAACTTAGTGTTGCCTATCTTGATCTTACCAAAGTCTGAACTTCTAGGGTCTGTCTCAACACTCCCTGGCCATAGTATATTTGCCAATGTAAGAACGGCAGACGTGCTTAAAACAATTTTGGTTAGATTTTTCGCTGCTTGCTTCTTAGCAAATGAACTCATTGTACGGTCAAACTGATGTGCAGTTAATACATCAAAGTTTGACTTCAAAAACTTAATAGAGAAAAATGCAGCATTCACTTCTCCACCAATAGACTCAAGTCTTCCTATGCTTCCACGACCAGTCATAGAGTTTACCAACTTTCCAATACTTTCAATTTGTACTTTGTCCTTTAAATTAATACCTTGATCTTCTGCTAATTTAAACACCCGGTCTGCATAATCTGCGCGCATACGCAAGGCCGCGCCATTATAAGCTTGTTCTGAGGCTTTAAATACCCTATTCAACAAAGGCACTTTCTCCCAGACTTGAGACGGGAAAGCTTCTTCTGTACTAATACCAATATCTGTTTTAGATCGAGCATAGTCGCCATTAAGCGCTCTATCTCTTGACCATATATCTGCTTTTACAAGATCAATTGAATCAACACCTTTTAAAGCTCTACCAATATCTCCCCATGATTTTATAAATGCTTTACCCCATATTGTAGGGTTGGTATAAAGCATTTTAATACCCTGCCGTCCAAAAAAACTATTGTCTAATGTAGCCACTGCGGACTTAGCAGCACTAGCAACACTTTTAATAACAGCTCGTGGACTTTTGATCCACTCTTTAAATGATAATTTTTCAGCACCCAGTTTTAATTCACCAAGATATTTTTTATATAAAACTAAAGCTGATCCATATTCCAACTTTTGCGAGCTTCCGTCTTTAGTTCCTTTTGCCTTATCTTTTAATTCAGCAACATTCTGTGAAAATTCACTGAGTGTTTTAGCCTCTTCAAAAGTAATGCCAATACCTAATTTATGGTCAGCTAAATCATTCAAAAATGCTTTCTCTTCAGCAGGATTTAATATCTTATCCATTTTCTGAATACGACTTACCATGTCCCGTTGAGCTGCTGGTTTATTTTCAAGAACCTTTTTTGCCCATGCCATCATTCCTTTCTGCTGGTTTTTCAATAACAGTTTACTTTCAAGTAAAGCATTAACCTGGCCAGCATTTTGTTCTCCTACGTGCTGACTAAAAAAATCATGTCTTTCCTTTGATGTCATGTCATTCAACTTGTCAGGTGTAGTATCTTTCAAAGCCTGCTGAAGTTTTTTTACTTGTTCTGGTAATAAACAAAAAGTAGCCATATAATCAACACTTTATACTAGAAATAAAATCTGACCAGTCTTTGATTTTTGGTTTGCTATCCTTAATAGCTTTCTCCCCATCTTTCACTGTTTGCGTTTTATCTTTCTTAGCAGAACCTTTAGATCTAGTTTCACTAGCTTTCTCACGGGATTTTATAAGACTCTGCATATCTGCTACAGGGTCTATTTCAAGATTATTGAACCCACTAGCACCTAATGTCTGAGCTGCCTCACTACGAGCCTTAGCAACAGGAGAATTAGCCAATTGACGTAATAGCTCAATATCCCCTTCTTTAGCTGCCTTATTCTTCAAAGCATTAAATATAACCTGTTCTTCTGCACCACTAATGCCAGACTCATTACCCAATGCAATTTGTTTAGCCTTATCCGGTGATTGTTCTAATAAGTCAGCTGTAGATTTTAATACAGCTTCTTTCTTGATAGGAGTATACTTAGCTTGTTCTTCTAATGGCAGTTCATCGAATCCTTTAGAGACTAATGTTTTGTTTATATCACTAGCAGCCTTAGTCACTCCTGGCGCACGATCGACAGGTTTAGAAAATTCACTTACTGGTGCCTCAGCTTTTGGCTGTTTAATAGCCTCCGGAGCAGTTACAGGAGCAGTTATCTGAGGTTCTTCCTTTACTTTACTCAAAGCCACGTCTCTTACGTCCTTAGCCTTTAAGACCCTTTTTAAGGTGAGCGGAGTTGGATTAGTATTATACTTCTGAAGAGCCTCTGTGTATGCGTTGACTGCCCGTGTAATTTCAACATTACTCTTGATAACCTTATCCGTGGCTGTAAATCCCTTACCTTGTATACCAGCTTCTTTAGGAGCGCCAAGAAGCAATGGGTTTGATTGAGTTGGTAAATACTGTGGTTTTTGAGATAACTTCTCAGACAAACTCGTAGCTACTTCTTGAGTTGGTACAGTGTATGTTCCTTGCTGCTTTTTAGTATCAAAGGTGAAAACAGACTTAATTGGCTCACCTGCTACTGGCTGAGGTAAAGAAGTGTCAATCTTAAATATATTATTCTCTCTTCCAGGTAGAGAAGTTTGTAAAATCAATCCCTGGTTTGTAGATATTTCAACCGTCCCTTGTGGGATAGTAACCTCCATTTTTGTGGGTATTTTAATATCCACTTTCTTGGCCACGTCACTCACTATAATCTTAGCCATATCAGGGGTGATTGGTACCCCGGCATCATCATAAGATTTCACTTCCTTCTGAAGCGTATCCACATAGTCTGTGTGAGCCGTTTCTAACCCCTTCTTACTTCCAACTATCCCAATAGCGTGTCCTACTCCCAATTGAGCGCCTAACGCCGCTAATGACTCTATAGGGCCTCTGAGTATTTCCTTAGCACTGTCTGGTATGGGGCCTAAAGTGACAAAAGCACCACCCACTTCTGATGCCTTTTTAGCTATACCTTCAAACGCAAGACTGGCTACTTTTGCTGGGACAGAAGATATTGGGCTTTCACTGGCCTTTGAGGCCTCCAAGCCAGTAGTAAAAGCCAACCAACTAGGTATAAGACCAAGACTGGCTGTGGTTGCATTTACTACTTTTCCAACAAACTTTACTGGAGCTTTTGTTCCATAACTAGCAGTATCTTTAACATTAAACAGATCACCATAACTTTGTATAGCAGTTCCTATGGCTCCACCTTTAGAAAACATGGGAAAAAGTGTTTCGCCAACATTGACCGCTAGCTCCTTTACATTCGTAGGTGCTTTTTTCTCTCCAAATATTGCATTATAAGCACCAGTTACCGGTCCCATTGGATTTGGTAAAAACTCTTTTCTGATTTGTGATCCTAATTCTCCAAATGTTTTAGGTGGTTGGGGTAAACCCAAGTTCTGGTTAGCGTAAGAAATTGGATTAGGATACTTTTTAAGAAAATTAAGAATGTACGGTTTAATACTTTCTATTAATCCATTAGTAAAACCTTGTTGTGTAGACGGCGCGGTTTCTCTTGGTTCAAATAATGAACTTGACGTAGTAGCGCTTCCTTGTGGTGAGTATGTTTCAGTTTGCCTTGGTTCAAATAGAGTATAATTAGATTTAATTTCTGGTGGTGGGGCGGGTTGTTCTTGTTGAGTAACTCCAAGGGCGTTGCCAACATAAGCTACTGGATTCTCAAAAAATCCAGGAGTCTCTACTGGCTCTGGTGTTGGCGTAGCCTGTCTAGGCTCAAATAAAGTATATTTTGAATCCGCCATAAGTTATTATGGAGTAATATAATGACCATACTCGTCTTGATAATCAGCTGGGTTTCCGCCTAGTTTACGAATTTGAGAATCTACATACGCAGTATCTGCTAAATCCTCTGGTGATAGGTTGCCTAATTGTTCTTGAATTTGAGCATCAGATGCCCGCGGTTCTGTTGAAGCCACCTGTTGTTGATATTGAGAGTATACGGAGTTTATATAAGGAATTTCTTTACCAGGGTCTCCGTTACCAATTCCTGAGTCCTGTCTACTGGATTGATTGATTAAATAATAATTAGCAAAGTCAGGTCCTAAGCGTTGTAAGTATTCAACTGCGTTGGCACCTAAACCTGTATTACGCATAAAGAAGTCAGTAGTTTTTGAAGCCGCACTACCAGACCCACTACCACCTCTTGGTCTCCTCGCATACGCCTCCTCCTCTTTCGCTTTGTTACTCGCCTCTTCCCAACTCCTTCTCATATTCTCAGGGACACCAGGAGGCATAACGCCTGATAATAAAATACCTGGTTGGAAAGCAAAGTTAATCGCATCCTGTTCTCTTTGATACGCAGTCTGCTCTGCTTGTGTAACCAATCCAGCCTGATACTGTTCTTGTCCTTGTTGATACATCAACTGTTCTAATGTCATACCTGAGGCTTGAATGTCAGCTTCAATACCCATACGCAACTGCTCAGCTAATTGGGTTATGTTCCCTTCTGCCTCTTGTCTTTGTTTTTCAATATAGTCTAGTTCATTTCTCCAATACCCAATTTGGTTAGCACGCTTTCTGAGAATAGTACCTGGATCCATGTCCTTAAATGCCTTTTGTCCTGGTAAGGTGATCAGTTTATTCTTAATCTGCTTCTCTTTCTGTAAGTAAGGGGCTGATATTTTCTGTTGATTTTCTAAAGCGTCCTGCATCAAAGACAAGAAATCACTCTTGGTTTCAGTTTGCTGAACCATCTTATTCTGCGTAGCGGTGATCTGTTCACCTAAAGGAGCCGTTGGAGACGGAGTAGTAGACGCGGCTGCGCCTTGTTGTTGAGCCGTGGCTAGTTGTCTACCCTCTGGGGATCCAGGGGTAATCTTCCCGTAGCTTTTAGACACAATATCAAGTCCACTTTTTTCAGCAGCCTGGTAGTCCTCCTCACTAACCCGCCTACCTGGAAAGTACTTTTTGAATTCTTGGTCTATTTCTGCTCTTGTTGGAGTTGGCATATTAGTATTGGTAGTTAGATTGTCTAGCCGCTACTTCTTGGTCGTATATAGCTTGTTCTGCGGCTGTCCTGGCGTACTTATTCTCACGTAAGTCTTGTCTATATTGTCGTCCTGCACTGCCGTATTTATATCCGGTGCCTGTTGGTACCTCATAACCAGCGTAAACACCGTCTAAAGCCCCCACAGAGCCTCCTACGGCCCCTGCAACAGCGTCGGTGCCATAAGTACGGGCGGCTAAATTAGTTGCATCCTCTACATAACGACCGTAGTTAGTAACAGCGGTATCACGTCCTGTTCTATACGTACGGTTAATATCTCCCTCTAACCCTCCGGTACCGGTATACCCCATGGCTGCTATAGCCTCTGAGCCGAGCAATCCTTCTGCAGTGCTCACTTGTCCTCTAACATTCTCTTGGTACCTAGCTAACGCATCGGCAATATCGTACTCAGAAGCCGCAGCGGTCGTTCCTGTAACTCCTCCACGTAGGTATTCTGAAACTCCGGCAATTCCTTTTAATGCCTCAGAACCAAATTGATCTTCCATTGCTCGTGCCACGTCCATTTTCTGTCTCTTACTCACTGAACTGATAGCACTCATAATATCGACATTTTCTTCACCTAATGTAGTTTCGTCTTTAGTCCGATCATCTGCCCAAGCATACCCCCGTTGTTGCATGGAATCCTGAAGGTTGGTCAGTTGATTTTTATACTGTCGTTCTTGTCCTCTTAAATTCCTCAATTCATCTTCATTAGCACGACCAATGCCTTCTTCCACACCGGCTTTAGCTGCACTTATTTGTTGCTCTAAATAGGATCTCTTAAATTTCACGTACTCGTCTCGTTCTTGTGTGTAGTAAGCAATAGCCCCTTGCATATCTGCCTGAGTCTTCTTTATCTGCTCAGCCTTGTAAGAATCACCCTCATCTAAAGCTTTCTGTAAATCTGCTTGAGAACGTTCAAGTCCTGTTTTAAGGTCATCTAAGCTATCAGATAAACCTACTTCGTATTCAGTATCAATATCCTTTTTCTTTTGATCGTAGTATGGATCGACAGATTTAGCTGCGAAGTTAGCTAGGGCCTTTAATTCTTTTTTAGTCAGCTCAGAAGATAAGACTCCGGAGTAATCATAACTTTGGACAATTTTCTCTATAGCCTGCTTTTGGTCTGGGGAAAGGAGTTTATACCGGGGGTCGTTCTTAATAAAATCTAAAGTCTGTTGAAAGTCCATTTCACCAACTCCACCAACTTTATTGGCTTGAATCTGACGTTTCAACTCTTGTTTTCTTTCTTGTAATTGACCAACTAAGGTAGCATCGCCAGCCTTCGTAGCGGCCTGGATCCTTTCGTCCATTGAATCAACTCTGCCTTTTAAGTCTTTTATACTTAAATCCCCAATATCTTTTGGCCCTTTATCAATGTTAGGTTTAGCGTCAATAATACCAATATCAGTAGACGGATCGTGAATCCTACCTCGTTCCCTATCCCGTTCGCGCTGACGTTCGTCATCAGGAGCCCCAGTCATGCGTACCGTTCCAGCTTTTTCAGTTTTAACTGGTTGTGTTTTTCTTTGAGCCATAGTTATGCATTATTTGATCTAGCCAATTCGACCCAATTTGTTCCGTCATAGAGCAGTGTAATCCTATCCTGCGTGTTATCCAAGGCAAACACTCCGGCTAGACGCAAGTTCCCCGTTCCGTCAGTTAGCGTAGGAACACGTGCATTAGCAGTAGACTTAATAATTAACAACGTCCCAGCTACCGCTATTCCGGCTGTAATGGTGTCTAAGTTGTCAGCCGCGGCGGCGGCTTCGGTATCAACCTCCATGTAACTAGACGCATATAATATAACCCCAGTAGCAATAGTCGCCGTAGTTTTAACAAAAGAGGCTCCACTACCAAAGTTGACTAAGTCGCCCTCAAACGTAGCTGGTAGCTCTATTCTCTTAGCTTGAATTTTATCACCCTTAAAAGCAGACGTAAGTCCGCGCGAATACCGCTCACGGTCAGTGAGGACTGTTCGCCCAACCATACTAGGGTCTTGTAAAAATGTGTTATCGCTTGATTCCATAGGATATAACATCAGTAAATTCAAATCCCTCGAACTCAAATGCTTCGTCTGAGTTTTCGACTAACAGCTCAAACTCAAAGGTAAAGCCTTCTAAGTCTACATCAAATACAATCATTGAGTCGGTTACCCGCTCCCTCCGTTGAAGCTCAGTCCACTTCGTTTCCCCATTTACCCGTACCATCAGTTTTACCTGCCGGTCAGTCTTTATGTGGAGTACCATTCGCTGAATACGCTTTCGTTGAATTCTTGAACCAAACTCCAAAGGTTTAGTCCGTAATCTACAAAGTATGGGCGTGCTGTTATCGGTCGTGCCTGAGTTCCAAGTATAGATTTTCCCATTATTATCAGACACCACAATTGACCTTGTCCCTCCGGCTTGAGGACGGACTGTCCCATGTTGTGAAGCAGTAATCCTATTAGTCATTTCGTCGGCCAAGGTATACACAGACCAACTGCCTTTTGAAATACAGTATCTTAATACCATGTTAGCAAAGGCAACGCTGTTTACAGTTACATCACCTACACTAAAAAACACATGGTCATCATCAGTCCAGGTCGTCCAAGTAGAACTATTGGCTAGTGAAAGTGCATCAAAGAAGTTTCTGATAGGTCTTGAAATTTCTCTAGGATATTCACCTCTGTACTCAAACGCTGCGAGATGAGTTTTGTTGGATCCTATAAAGTAAGTGACACCGCTCGTTGTCGCTACACATTCTTGGGTCGGAGTTCCAATAGGAATAAGCAAGTCGGCCTGCGTAGCTCCGGCAGAACTCCAAGTATACAAAGCAGATGATTTGAAACACAGTAGAACATTGTTAAATTCTAGGGCCGTTAAATAGTCGTTATCATCCGGGTTGATTGGAAGTTTCGTTCCGCCACCAGTCCAAGAAATAGTGTTACTTGAGACTAGATCAGATCTCGTGATAGTAGACTCGTCTCCACCGGCCGTGTTTCCTACAATGACGCGGTCATAGCAAGAGACAATGAGTGATCCAATAGGAGCCGATGTAGCATTGGTTGTCCCCCAGGTCGTCGCCACGTCGCCATTCCAGGTACGAAGTGCGTTTGACCCGTTAGCAGCAAACACGTAATCAACGAATGTAGTAGTACGGACTTTCGTGCTGGCTGTCCAAGTCGTAGTCGCGTCTATTTCTGTGAAGTTCCCTGAAGAGTTTACATAGTACGCCCTCGCTGCGGTATTGCCTGAATTATTCATCCAAACAACTAATCGATCTGGGGTCCCTGTTCTATCTAAAAACCCACATACTCCTAAAGCATTCTTACCAGATACAATTTGAGCATCAATAATTGTGTATCCAAGTCTTCCACGTACATTCCCATAATGGTTACCATCAGCCTCGTCGGTATATAAATTTTCTAGTAATCGAGGGGTATTATCGGGAGTAAGGAAATCAGAAACAGACGTGACCATTCCAGGGGTCATGTCTCGGAACACGTAAGATTGTGATCCTTGGAGTTTTTCCATACTTAATCGTCATCTCTGTTAATGCTCGTATCAGTGAAAATAGAATCTTTCAATCGACCTACAATTGGCAACAAAATAGAAAACGTCCTTTTTTGACCGCTAGTTTCGTTTCTTTTCAATGTTTCTAGTCTTTGTTGAAATTTAATTAGGTAGGTATTAGCTTTGTCTGAATGATCTAAGGAATCCTCTACAGCCCATAGGACGTAGTAGAAAATCAACATCTGGTCTGGGATGTCTATAATATCATTTTCAGAGTTTACCTTTACTTGAGACTTATAATAATCAATGTCTATTCGTCGCAGGTAAAGTGTAGTGTCAGGAACTTGTGGAAAGTAAACCGTTCGACCATAGATCGTATAGTATCTTGGATTGCTACTGAACGTCGCACCAACCCAAATATCTGTACCAGAGGCATGGGTAGTAGTTACAGAAGTTGAAACGCCGGATAAAGTGAGTGTATTGGTTGACCTATTATTAGCTGTCCAAGTCACCGTGTTCTTAGTGGTTGTGGTAAAAATTACGAATGACCCAGTGTCTCCTAGGTTTGATGAATCCGTAACTGTAAGGGTAGTTGAAGCAGAGGTGAGAGACTGTGTAGTCGTGGTATTTATCACGTCTTCCATTTTTTCATCGAACTCTTGTTTGTCGATGTAAATTAAGTTTTCACCATTTTTAATACGAATAGCCTTAACAGCTCTATTCGTATAATTAACGTCAATGTTTCTTGGTAGATTGTAGTAATTTATCCCCGGAGTGATCTCTGACAAACTGGCAGAGAACGAATGTTTGTTACTCCAACGCTTTCGTTCTTCATCTATTTCATCTAAAGCGTTATTTACCTCTGCAATGAGCATGGTAGAAGTGATCTGAGCAAACTCAGTTTGTCCTACGTCTTTTCTAAGACGCAACATAACTCGCTGTAGAATCTCACCTACCGTTCGGTTCTCATACCCATCAGGAAGAATTGGATCAGAATAGGTTGAGTAAACAGCAGTATCTGATTTGTAATACCTGTACCTATAAGACCTAACCACCCCGCTTGTATCATGGTAAGTGGTATTCTTTTGAGACGGCTCAATATCAACTGTAGTAGTCGCTGTCCACGTAGCAGCGGCGGAAGCTAAGGCAATCGTTGCATACAGATTAGTATCAAGTAACGTCTGTAAGTTTGTTGAGTGTTCAATAGCAACCTGATTGTAAGGAATATACGTTACCTGCGTGTCTATGGCGTGAGCAAAAGCAATGGCAGTATCTATGTTGAATGATGTGTCTGCCGGCGTACCGTTCACGTGGAAAATTTCAGCCGCTGGAGTACCTAAGGTATTAAAGAATCCATAATCGTTATCTGCGAATACACCGCCGGTATTCACTACGTTAATCGCAGTCGACCCTACCGCCTCAGCTGCCGAGAGGTTAGTTGAAGGATAGTCGCTTACTTGTGGGTGTGGGATTTTTAATATCATATTAGATTGCAGCTACAGTACCAATCGCAAACCACATGGTGGTGGAGGCAGCTCTAGCACCAGCATCAGTGAAAGCATCTATATTAAAACCAGTGGTGGTGATCGTGTTAGTTACTGCGAAATTCGTAGCACCGTCTACAGTAGCAATCATTAGTGGCGTTTCAGTAAAAGCAACTGGAAATGTCACCGCAGTAGTCCCTGCGGCACTACTTGTAACCGAACCAGCCTGCATAAAAGCAATGTCGGTATAATTTGTTGTACCAGCAGTAGGCCAAGAAGTAGCGCTTCCTCCCCTTCTGTTCATCAAGAATGAATGATTACCCAAGGGAAATTGAGAGTCACCACTACTATTCACAACCATTAAGTTAGTTGCTCCACCAGTGTTGGTGATAACGAGTCTATTGGTACCTTCACTATCACCAGCACCAGTTGATCTTAAAGCAAAAGTAGTACCGCCACCTAAAGAAAGTCTAGGTCCAACCGTATTTGTTGTAGTAACTGATAAGTTTGTTCCAGCCCCACCCACCGCTAAAGTGTTCGCTACACTGGTAATTGTCCCGGTAGTCAAACCAGTTAAAGTAGGAGTCGCTGACCAAGAGGAAACGCCGGCCGCTGTACCTCGAAGAACACTATCTGCTATAGGTGTACTTGCGCCTGTACCTATTTTTGTATCTGTGGCTAATATTTCTTCTATGTGTTCAATATGAAGTGTTGCGTGGCCCCTGGTACTGTCGTTCGTGTAGAGCGCAGCTAATGTACCGGCTGAGAGGCCGTCTATAATGCTTGTTGGTAGAGCCGCAGGAAAATCAGCACTCATATATTTATTGTTTAGCGGTATTTAAGTAAGCAAACTGACCAAAAAAACTTCCAGCCTTTTCATCATACGCATTAGCCGCATTAACCTCAGAGTCAAAATAACCAATGTGTTTTGTTTTTCCATCTACTTTTATTTGTGCCCTCCACTTTTTGGCGTTCTTTGACCAACAAATCCCTTTGAACTTTGAGGTACAATTTTTTCTTGGCCTAGCATTCCAAACATTTTGTTGTTGCGTAGAAAACCTAAGATTTTCTTTTTGGTTATTTAATCTGTTGCTATCTATGTGATCTACTTGTTTTCCTTTTTTAGCATCCATAACCACCCTGTGCATCAAAATAGTAACTTCTTTTCCATTTATTGAAGTTTGAATTTCCGCATACCCAGAATTACCAATTCTCCAGTTTCCTAAACAAACAAGCCTTTCATAATCCACATCATCAACCATCGCAAAAACGTTGTCTTTCAACGCAGCGTACTTTCTATGATTTACTCTTAGTGGTATGAGTTTCATATATTTATTTCATTAAGAGCTTAAAGTTGAACCTCTTGGTTTATTATCGGATAAAGTAATTTCACCATTGTTATAAGTATAGCTCCCCGACTCGTACTTTACACTCCCACTTTCATAGGTAACAGTCTTAGAGTAGGCCGTATAATCAGGGTCTACGAAGTTTAGGTATGGTGCTCTTGGGTCTGCCATATGTTTATACCGCTGTTGTTCTAGCTGCAGCCGTTGTTCTAGCTGTATCCAATGATTTCCTATTCATGGTTGGTAGGCTACTTGTTATCCACGTAGCTGTGCCAATGGTTCCATTCTGGTTGCCTGTAGAATCAGTCAGCGTAGCTCCGCTTCCATCAGTGTGTTGGTACCGTCTAATCAACGTAGGGCCAGTAGGTAAAATGTAAGATGAATACCAATCCTGTACTTGAGCAGCGGTCATAGCACTCCCACCATTCCAAACAGTGAAGTCAGCCATATCGAACGTCCCAGCCGCACCACCTGATACAGCAGACCCAATAGCGTTCTTATTAGTCGATCCAGCTAAACCAGAACCATTAGTTAAAGTAATGCTCTGTGCGTCGATATAAAGCTTGTAAGATGTATCTGCTGTTCGATCTACACCGTCAAATGTAAGAACTACGTTATGCCAACCTTTGAACATTTTTTCTCTGGTGTTTGGACTGATTGAATTATTTGGAAAGAAACGATCAAAGTTTGCATTAGAACCAAACTCAACATATCGTTCATTACTACCAATTACCAACATCCAAAAAGCTGTTGCCTGATCTGTTTTAAGAATCCAAAGACCTTTGTTAGTCGTTACGCTGTTAAGAGATAAATCAATGTCCATAGACACGGCCCAGGGTAGGGTAGTATCTAAAGTAGTCCCAGTTCCCAGTGTAGTGTCTGTTGAAGCTGTATATTGTAACGAGGCGGTGTGTGGCTTAATTGATCTACGGAAACTCGCTGTTGTTCTTGGCATAAGTGAAATGTTAGTTTGAATTGCGGTCTGAATAGTGGTGGCCATAACTGACTCACCAGCACTATTGGGATGAGTGTCATCATTCATGTAGTCCGTGGCCCAGGTCGCATCATTCTTAAACGCCGTATTACAATCCGCTGTGAATATACGACTTGCATTAGCATGAGCAGCCACCATAGTTGCCATCGAGGAGTTCCAGCTGGTCATGCCAGCGTCATTCGTGGCATCTCGATTAGGAATGATCTTACATACACAGACTATAGTGTCTGACTTGTTGGCAAATATAGTAGTCAACAAAGTAGATAGATTGGTAATGGACAAGGCTATCGACCCACCTACCCAAGCACCTGAGATGCTTTGAGTAACATCATTCGTCCCAATATGGATAATCACCAAATCTGGTTGTTGTCTCAGCACTTGACCACCTGGATCGTAAGATGAATTTATATTGTCCACCCGTTGACCAGAGGCTCCACACATCTTTGTACCAGCCCATGAATTTGTCCCAAGCGCTGGGTTTTCACCTACCCATACTATGTTAGCCCTAAACCACTTTGAGAATGGTTGCCCAAAGTAATAGCGATATGCACCATCTAGTGGAGCAGTCGCGTCATAGGTAATGGAGTCTCCTATCGCTAGGACTCTTGAGCCTAATAAGATCATTCTTTAATTTTTAAAGGACTACCTTACCATCCACAATAGAGGCACCTTCAATTACAGCAGCTACAGCAGCAATGCTATCTAATCTTACTTGGTCATCGTCTGCTGTCTGTTGAAGTTGTCTATTGATTTCTTCTTGTTCAAGTGAATCTACTTGATACACCTCAGCTGGCTTACCATTAAACTCAACCATACATTCAAACTTAGTTGGATGACTGAGGATTTGAGTAACTTTGTAGGTACCTGCCATATGTTTATACTTCGTAATTGAATTTAAGTCGCACACTTCTAGTTGCATTATTCTGCTCTGCTCCAGTCATTACGGTAAAGTTATTCAATACATCCTCATAAGCAAAATCAATTACTGTTCCACTTGCCGCTATCTGTCCCCAGATTGGTTCTTCAGCTGTACTGTTAGCAAAGAAACCGCACGGAAAGTACGAAGTTGATTGGCTAGCGCTGGCTGTTACAGGTAGAGCAACTGAGAAGGTTCCTGTTCCAGCTCCTTCTGCTCCACCATCTCCAGTTAAGTACACATCTACAAATACCCGCTGGCCAATTTGTTCGTACCTACCTGCATTAGTTGAGTACACAGGCACCGTATTTCCAGCTCCACCAACTAAGGTAACGGTTGGGGTATAGGTAGTTGGTGCTGTGTATGTTGGTCTTGAGTATGTTCCAAGTGCCATATGTTTTATGCGTAATTCACGTCAACTAAAGCATCATTGGCAGCAGTGATAATTGTCTTGGTTTGTGAGGTAGTTGAGAAACACCAAGCAATCCCAGTAGCAAACGCTCTACCCATTGGCCACTCAAAAGCTGCCCCGCCATTAGCTGGCATGACAAACTCAAGGACAGGAACAGTTGCATCAGCTGGTACAGTGGTTGAATTGAAGAATTGAAGATACCGAACAGCAGCATTACTATTTGTAGCTGAAAAGCCGTATAAGTTACCAGCCGAAGCTTTGGTAACTGAGGATTTTTCTGCGGCAGCTGAAGTATCTTGAGTTGGAGTGTAGGTCGAGACCGAGACTGGTTTGGTGATGACCTGTAACAAGTTGTTGGTTTGGTCTTCACCTGAAATCAAATCACCTTGAGAGGTCTTCAAGAAACGAGTAAGTGTCATACGAAGACCACCAAAGTCTCCCTCGTCTACGCTGTCGCCAGCTGTTTCATCGGCCATCGCGCCAATCCAAAGAGCGTAGCTGTTAGCCCCGGCCGGAGTAATAGCTGTGTCGTCTACATAAGAACCAGCAACAAGTTGCTTACGGTCTGCTGAAATTCTCATCCACCCAGCATCTCCCTCGTCAACGGCATCAGATGCGGTATCATCAAAAATGCCGCCAATCATACTAACTCGTGTTCCAGTTTCTGGAGCGGCATCGTCCGTAGTGTCGCTTGCCATGATCTGACGTCGATCTAAAGTGATACGGGCTGCTCCAGCATCTCCCTCATTTACGCTATCGCTCGCGGTTTCATCGGCCAAATATCCAATTACATCTACGTTTGAGGTTCCTGGAGTAAACGCCGCATCATCAACCAATACAGCCGAATCAAGACTCGTGATGTCTACAATCAAGGCACCCGCACTGTTTAACAAAAGTGAGCTTGGCTCACCAAGAACTAGAGATGGGGCGGTTCTATATACGCCCTGAGCTACGCCACCAGCCATACGTTTTTAGGTAATAGTTATGAGACACTCAATCAGTGCCTTCTCCTCACCCCCACTCGTCAGTGGTGATGAGAGAGAAGAAACTTATTTAACTTTCTTTTCCTTTTCTTCTTTAGGGGCAGCAGGAGCTTCCGGTTCTCCTAAGAGACTTTTCACTTCTGCAAACGCTCCCTGAAGTTGTAATACACGAGCTTGAATCTTGCTCATCTCTTGATCCAATTCTTTACGCTGCGCACCCGCTTCTTCAAAGCGTTTGTTCAGTTTCTCGAACTCGGACTCAAGAGCCTTTTTGCGTTCCTCAAGTTTTGCATCCATAGAACTATTGAATTTAACGGACTAATTAAGTTTCTAATTTGGCCAATTAGATTAAGCAGAGGTTGGGTACCAAAGGCTGGTGTTTCCGACAGGCCCGCTAGTACCAGTCCAAACAAATAACTGACAGGTAAACTGTTCAATTACTGTTGAGACACCCAAGGCTACGTTAGACGTACCAGAGGCAGCCATTGTAATGGTCTCAGCTGCATCAGATACATTCACCACACACAGTTTCTGACCTTCACGTAAACCAGGGGAAAGAATCACACCAGTCCTAGAAGCACCGCCACAATCGTAGTAGATAATGTTGGCAGCAGATGAAAGTGTTTCACCGTTACCAGCACCAGTTACCAGAGTTGTGACTGCTTCAAAGAACAGACCTGCGGTAATTGCCAAAGCTTCTACGTTCGTACCAGTAGCGGAAATGGTTACCGCATTAGCACCGGCTGAGGCTGCACCTGTATCTTGTTCAATGGCTAACAGGTTAGAAGAAGCTGAGATGCTGCCAGTTGAGTGAATACGAACTAAGTCAGCACCAGCGGCCAGGTTGCCTGTGTGTTGAACGTCCATAGCTGAACCTTCCCCAGACACACCAGTGGCGGCTGAGTTAATGTCGATAGCCATACCAGCTACGTTCACCGAACCCATGTCAATTTTAATGACATCGGTGGTGGAGGCAGCGACGGTGAATGCTACATCGAGGATGGTACCAGCGTGGAGTCCTGTAACATCAAAGTCCATCAACGCTCCCGTACCTGTGTTGGTTACGTTTACGTCAAAGAGGCTGATGTTTCCTGAGCCGTCGAATGTAACATCGAATAAGTCGGCAGTTCGTAATCCGTTACCAGCATCCAAGGCCATAAATGGAGCAGCTAAAGCCGCGTCCATATCTACATTGAACACCGTACCAGTCATGGCACCAGAAAGCGCGATGTCCATCATGTTCCCTGTATATACAGCAGAGATATTGATATCCCAGATGTGTGCATTGCCAGTGGAGCTGTCATCAATTTTGAAGAGGTCGTCAGTTCTGACACCAGCCGCAGCGACTACTAAAGCGCTACCTGCAAGGTTGGTTCCCATGTCTACTACCAAGGCATCTCCAGTGGCAGCGGCCGCTGAATAGGCAATGTCTAAACAGTTGCCAGTATAAACACCGGTGAAGTTAATATCGAAGATGTGGCTGTTTCCAGTACCAGACTCATCGATTTTAATCATGTCGTCCGTTCTAGCGCCAGCACCAGTCAGTACAAGAGCAGAAGCAGCAACCGCATTGGTCATATCAGCCACAAACACATCACCAGTGGCAGCAGTAGAAAAGGACACATCGATGATGTTCCCTGTATACACGCCGGTCATGTTGATATCGAAGACATGAGAGTTTCCGGTGGACGAGTCATCAATCTTGATCATGTCGTCAGTCCGAGCACCAGCTCCGGTCAATACCAAGGCGCTACCAGCGACGTTGTTCGTTTGGTTGATAACAACCGAATCACCTGTAGCAGCAGCGGAGTACCCAATATCAATGACATTCCCTGTGTAAACACCTGAAAGGTTAATATCGAAGATGTGGGAGTTGCCTGTTGAAGCGTCGTCGATCTTGAAAAGATCATCAGTTCGTGATCCAGCGGCCGTCACAATCATTGCTGAACCAGCTACGTTGTTAGCCATGACCACAGAGATAGCTTCACCTGTAGCAGCAGCGGAATAAGTAATATCTAAGACGTTACCAGTTTGAGCGGCCGTAACATCCACGTCCCAGACGTGTCCAGTTGAGGCACCAGAAACGGCAATCGACATGATGTCGCCTGAAGGAGTGCCAGAATCAGTCACTGCAATTAAGTCAGTAGAACGTGACATGGCACCAGAGGCAACCACCAAAGCCTGAGCTGTAGTAGCAGTTGCGCCCAAGTTTACATTCAAGGCATCTCCAGTAGCAGCTACAGCACCGAAAGCAATATCCACAATGTTACCAGTGTAAACACCAGTCACATCAACGTCGAACAATGGGTTGGAGGCGGCGCCTGTATTGGTTACGTTAATATCAAATAACGTACCACCAGCAGTGCTGCCAGATCCATCGAATGTAGCGACAACCATTGGAACGGTACGAACAGCAGCACCAGCGTCAAGCAGTAAAGCTGAACCACCAGTAGCGGCATTCATGTCCAAGTTAATCACGTTTCCAGTGAAAGCACCGTCAGCAGACAAATCGATCATATCTGCAGAACCTGTTTGTGTACCAATCAATTCAACAAATGGCTGAGTCCGAGCACCAGCACCAGAGACTGACAAGGCGGTCATAGCAACCGCATTGGTCATTACGGCACTCCACACGTTTCCAGTGGCCGCAGCACCTGAAGTGAATGACATAACATCGCCAGTAAAGACACCGGTTAAGTCAACGTCAATAATATCAGCGCTACCAGTTGAAGCGTCGTTAATATCAAGAGCAGGAGTTGTGCGCACACCTGTACCACGAACAATCTGAATAGCCGTAGAATCTAATCCAGCAGCATTATCAAATGTGAGTTTGGCACCAAAGCTAGCGGTTGAACCAGCAGCTGAATCTTGAAAGTCATATCCAGTTGAGGCACCAGAACCAGTCTTTTCAATGTTGAAGACTGAATGTGTAGCAGTTGAGTCATCTTTGACATCAATATCTTTTCCAGTCCGAGCACCAGCTCCGTTATCAATAAAGATACCTTTCGCAGCTATCGCGGCGTCCATATCAATATCAATGGCATTGCCTGTAACAGCAGCGCTGAGGGCCATATCAATCACATTGCCTGAACCTGCACCAGATTTGGTTAGAGCTAAGGTATTAGCTGAACCAGTTGTAGAATCATTTAAGGTGAGAGCACCTTGGTCGACTGTAATGGTTTGGCCATTAGAGTATGCGCCATCAAGATCGCTACCAACACCGCCTGAACTCTGACCATTCAGTTTGGATAGAGCGGAACCATTCCACCAATATAAATCGGTAGATTGACGTACGAGTCCAGGGTCAACTGAGGTAGCTGGTGTAGCAGTTTGCGCTGTGCGAAACTGTACCATCTCGCCTACGCTCAGAGAGCTGTATCGTGACGCTTTTTTTTCTAAGTATGCCATTTGTTTAAGTTAGATCGTTGCTAACATATTTCCTTTGCAGGCTTTCCACCTCTCATGGCTAAGAGGGTCAACGCAACAATCATTGAATTTAAGTTGTAGGAGGCTCTTCATTAACGTCCTCTACCTCTTTTTTAGGACGACCACCTTTTTTCTTAGGTAGGTATTGTCTGAATTCGTCACTAACTACCGTTTCAAGTCCTATTTTATCCTTGAACACAACGACATTTTCTTTCTCAGTAAACTCACCGTTTCCTTCACGGGCCTGACTGAGCAAGAAGTTTCGAAGTACCCCTGGATTACTTAAGTCAATTGAACTCATAGTCTTATTTTTTAATCATCTTCACGTGCTTCTCGAAGTTACGCATGTCCTCATAGTGAGGATCACGCATCTCGTCTTTCCATTCACGCTGAGCACGGGCGTCCATACGATCAAATTCATCTTGTTTGACTCCTTGTTCTCGTAAGTACGCCCGCTCTCCAGCAGATAGGTCATGAGCTGAATCCAACTTTCTATTTGGATTAAAGCCCATATTTAGACAGCAGTACCGTCACCTTTAGTACCAGCAATGAAGTTAGCTTTGGTTGTACCAAAGTCATACAACATGGTGGTCAAGAATTCCCAAGTTGAGGACTCAAATACCTGTTCAGGTGCCTCAAATTTCATGTCTTGAGACACTTCTAAACGGAAACCGTTGTAGTCTTTATCTTGAAGTTTAGCGACGAAGCAGTAGCGAATTTTGCTAGAGTTCCGAGCTTCAGTGGAATGAGTCATATCAATGAACGGCACAATCAAGTGTTTATAAGCACTCTTGAAAGTGTTGGTGTCATTGTTAGCTGTTCCAGCCAATAACTCAGAGTTCAACATACGTCGTACAGTGTGGACTGTAGGAGCATGTTCTCCGGTAATGATAGTGTCAGGTCGGCAAGGCACACGACGACCGTCAGTGTCATCAATGAATGAATTGAACTTTTCTTCTAAGGCTTCCAACGTATCAGGGCTGATTGCGTCGTGAGTCGTAGAAATTTCATTCGAGAATGTGTTGCTTGAACCATTGGCGGTGTGAGCAGTGTTAATCAACGACAAACCATCTGGGGTAGTAACAGTTACTGTTTCACCATCCAAGTTGGCGTAGGTTGAAGACCACGCAAAGGACAACAAAGAAGCAATATCAAGTTCAACACGACGTTCTGCAGACCGTGCCATTTCACGCATCCGGCGCATAATTTCATCGTACTTGTCGAACATGCGGAGTTGTTTCGTAACATCCACTTGCAAGGCAATTTCTGCTTGCGTGAATGTTTTGCTGTACCCTTGAGTCAGATCGGACTTGTAAGCATCATCACCTTCATCACGTCGACGTGCAGTTTTGACAGTCGATAGTGAGCTGAAGACGTTGGTTTTAGTAGCAGATGGAACGATGGTTGCTAACTCTTGACGCACCGAAGGGAACTCTTTGCGAGCTTGTTCCCACTGGATGATTGAGTTAGAAACTAGATCGTTGAACTGCCCAGTTGTTAAAGGCATAGTTTATTTAGATTTCAATTAGATCGTATTACCACCAGATACAGATTTCATTATTCCAGCTGCACGAGTTGCGCTAATAGCACGAATACAAGTGAATACATCATTCGTGGTGTCTGCTTGATCCACAGTGTAGGCATTTGAAATACCATAAGACGTACCCACAGTTAAGGTGGTAGAGCAGTCCATTTCAACTTCGTCTCCAGCTTCAATTACTTCCACCAGTTTTTTAGCACCAGCTGTGGCGTAATCAGAATCAGTTGAGGCAACTTCTTGTAAAATAACTCCGTAAACAATTACATCGTTGTCATCAGCTGGGTTAATCAAACCTGAAGCAAACTCCACTAAGGAGTTACGATCAAAGGCTTGAGAAGTTGTTTTTGCTAAGGAAACAATGTGAGGCTTCTTACCGTTTTTACGGGTAATACGAACATTACGATTGGCCATATAAGTTTAGTTGTGTTGGGTCTTTCTCCCAACGAGTAGCTGTTATTTAGAACCGTAAACATCTTCTGGTCGGTTCCCACAAGCAATCGCCATTTTAATTTGAGCCTCGCTCAACTTGGTAACTGTCTTGTGTTGCATCGACCCACCGCCTTGTGCGCCACCAGCCATACGTTTTTGCATCTCTGACCCTGCGACCTCACCAGCCGAAAAGGTTTGTGAGACTTCAGGATTAAGGATCAACTCCGCACGTTTGTAGTTAAGCACACGATCTTCAATAGAAGTTGGTGGAAACTCACGGTCAACAAGTTTCACCAATTCGCTAAAACGAGATACCTTCTTCCCATCAGGATCACTCTCAGATGAGTATTGTTTTTGATACCAGTCTTCAGTTTTAACCCTAGACATGGCCTGCTCTCGTTCTTTCTTTTCTTCTACTTCAAGGCGATTTTCCACTGCTTTCAGTCTTTCTGCTAGTTCTGAGGACGCTTGACCATCTTTAGCCGTATGGGTTTCAGATTGTTTCCGAAGTTGCTCTTTTAATCGAGCAGCTTCTTCTTCTTTCTTGGAAGCCAAAGATTTGGTTTCCTCATACAATGCTTTGTAGTCTGGTTCAGAACTTGACTGAACTTCCTCGGTCTCTATTGTTTCCTCTTCTAAGTTTTCCATTGAATTGAAGGTGAGTTAATTACTTGTCGTTTAACGGCCGACTAGCCGATCCCCAGTAACGCCTGGGTACGCTTCGCAGCAAGTGACACTCACAAGAGGTGTTAAAACAAACAACAGCTCCCGTGTTGGGGAGCTGTATAAAACCTTAAATAGAGAACCTCAAGCAAGAGAAACTCTATCGAAGGCTTTATACAGCCCCCAAAGTGTTTTGCTTGAGATTTTTTTTCTGTTAAAGGACAACTGACTTAAGGATACTACCTTTCCACCGGGTGTCAAGAAGCCTATTTTCGTCCCACTATATTAAATGGTCTTTGTAGTTTTTTCTTCTCCTCAGTGGATAGGTTTTGCATATAAGCAACCAACCGTTTTCTTAGAAAGATTAACTCACTTAGTCTAGCTCTGTTCACTGTAGTATCAAACTCATCATAGTACAACATCTTCTTTTCAAACTCCGCTATTCGCAAGTCAAAGAACTCTACCAACGGTTCTAGTTTGGTGAACTTAGACAATACTCCCTCTAACTGTTGATCCAACTCATACGCATACTTTGAGTTATCTATATTTGGTAACAACTTAAATAATGACCAATACTCAGCTTGGGCATGTAGCCATTCCATTAATTTCTTTAGTCTATGGTTAAATAAATATTTCTTCATACCGGCCTCATGCCTTGAAGTTGTTTAGTCGACTTTGCTGGACTACCTACCATTTGGCGCATACGAGAGGGTATTCTCGTAGCTTCTTCTGATTGGCCCTTACTTGCCCCTTGAGGCCCTTGTCCCTGCCCAGCTAACGCTTGCATCAACTCTGGTGGTAAACCTTGCCCTTGGCCTCCTGGTGCCGTCTGAGCGGCTTCCTGTTCCTGACTTGTAGCTCTTAGTATCTTTTCTTTAGGTAACTTGAACCGTTCTAATGCTTCCTCGTACAACACTTGCGCCCCGGCTTGACCTACTAACTGTGGAAAAGACTGGAGAATAAATTGAGCCCCTTCTACGAACATCGCCTTCTGCATACTCTCCGTCTCAGCGATAGAACTGTTCGGTACGATCCTCACATCAAATTCTATATTGGCTAACTTCGCTGGGGTAGTATAATAAATCTCTGCCGTCACACCTTCTTTTTCTTTCGTCTCATCAACTTCTTCCTGAATAGCTGACTGAGTAATGGGTTTTTCTTTTGGATCAACTAAACGAATAATCTGAAGACCAATACTTCCGTCAGATAGAATGGCTTGTTCACGACGGATCTCTTTCTTGGTCACTTCAAATTCCCCAGTCGCCTGCTTAATCATCGTGTGCTTTGGGTAGAATTGGATAATGTTGGACACGCGCTGACGAGTTCGAGACTTCTCCATCCACATCATAAAGTTCAAGGTTAGGGTAAACGCCCTGACTGCTGCCTCGCGCGCCATTTGAATAGCCGTAGCTGTCTCGCCTGAGACTTCGCCTTCCTGCGCTGGATCAACTGAGGAACGGTTAATAGCGTCAGTGATAAGGCCGTGCATAGACAAATCACCTTGTTGCACCGCTTGTACGTTCCCTTCCTTCATTTGGTCTACATTCGGTACCTGAACCCTACCTCCTGGACGTAAAGTGTTATCCTCAATCTCATCCTCAAACCCAGTAAACCAAAATGGGAGGACTGAGAAGTATGTCCGGTCTAAGAACATATTTATTAACGTATCAGATATTTCTTTAAGCTTTAAGAGCTTGATCGTCAAAGGCTTGCCTGGTGCAAAGTCCACGGCGTACTTCTGTGCTTTAGCCCATGAATATGGGTAATCTTTATGGTCAAAGATAATAGGACTGTCTATAGAGTTTAGAGGGATTCCATTAACAATAATGTTGTAAGTATCTTCTTCCCTGTTATATCCGTGCAACACCTCTACATTCTCACTTTCAACTCGCCCGTTCCAATTCTGGTAAAAGTAAAAATTAGATTCCTTCTGTTGTTCTGTAAAAGAATTTTTAGTTTGAACGTACTTCCAGTTAGGATACTTACCATACACAGCTTCAGCGGTTGTATATGGCATTTCCTCACGTTCGTAGACATATTGCTGCTTCTGCAAATCAGGCTGGTAAAAGTCAGGGAAGTAAAAGTTTTCACACGGTACAACGCGGGCATTTGGTCGATCAATATCGATCCGTTGACGCTTCTTAAAGTCAAAAGCCCCAGTTTCAAAGTTGTACTCTGTTAAGTCCTTAGTTTCCCTTGTTCGGTATTCATAACCCTCGTAAACTATAGCCAATGGCTTAATCAACAGTTCATAGAAAGCATCAATAAACTTTTCATCAAAGTTTTCTATGTCTAAAAACTTTTCATTCAAAGCTGAAACGATAACTGATAGGTTCTTATTAGCAGTCTCACCTTTACTCCTCGCGCTAATCTCAGACCTTAGACGCTGCTGAGCCGCAAAAGACATCATGGTTTGAATCTTTTGTTCAACGTCTGGCATTGATACTCGATGTTTCCACTCACCTTCTACTCTTGGTGGAAGATAGGAAATAGCCACCTTAACTGACTCATTGATCACTTCCTCGTATGTCATGTCGTCAAAGTAATGACGAGGAACTTGTCTTTCGTTTACGCAATGCTGAAACTGGTCATAGTGCTTTTTAATCGCAATCTGCTCTTCATCTGAGAATTGATATGGTTCGTATGTAGTAACCTCAGCCATTTTAGTATCAAAATAAATAATGCGCTTGAGGTTTGGCGATCATGGATAGTATAACAGGTTTAGAATAACTGACTATCCCTCTCTTGCCACCTGCACTTCTTCTTCCTCTACCCTACGTTCAAAGCTAGGAGTAAGTTTTTCACCCACCTCTTTCAATGTTTTCATCACATTCAGCCGTTGTTCCCCAACCTGCTTGTGTAGCCGGAAGAACACCTCAAGGGCTAATAACTGGTACAGCCTCCGGTCTAGTTCTAAGTCTACGTCCTTGAACACTGGTTGTTTCTTATCATCACACAACTCTGTCTCAGTTAGTAGTCCCAGGAGTTCTAATAGATCCAACCCCTCGTAGGTTGGAATGGTCTTATACTCTTTGAAATGTCCATGTTCGTTGGTGATTGTCTTGGTACCTAAACAATCAAACAGGACTTCACATTCGGACTTGGTTAAATGTAGTTTCATATTAGTATCCGCCTATTCGGCTTAATGATTTAGTTAATGGTTTACTGCGATCCTTGTCCTGTTCTCTTACGCCTATTTTACTACTTACAGCAAAATACCTCCAGGCATCGGCCCCGTTGCTGGCCCAGTTGTGAAGTGGCTCTTTGCTTCGTTGTCCGGTCTCTGTGTTAACTCCCCATTGGTAGTGTCTTAAGGCATTTAACCCGTCCGCACAATTCTCACGATCAAAGTAACAACGGTTAAATATAGTTCTAGCCGCCATTATACCATCATACCTTGATATACTTGGAGTAATATAGACCTTCCGACCTAATGACCTTAGTTGTTCCTCAACGCTCATTCTTGTTCCTAGACGTTTAGCCTTAGCGTCATGCGGCAGCCAGTCATCACCGTACACATACGGCTTGTCTTTCAACACTTTAACGTAAAAGGCTACGTCGTCCTCTAGGTTGTTCTCGTAATAGTCTATGACATGGAACTCCATACCTGCCCGTTGAACGAACCATATGGCCGTTAAGTCGCTTCTACCTATGTCCCAGAAGGTATGGACTAGGCTTGAAGAGTCATATGGTACTGATCTGATCCTGTTAGCCAGCTCTGCCTCCTGTAGTTGCTTGGCGTAGATAGCACCTTCTACAGCCTGCTTACACTTACCTTCCCAGACGTTGAGATAGGCGGCTAAGTCCTTCTCCTTCAGCTCTAACCGTTCCTGTTCAAGTACTGCCGGAAACCATGGATTGTCCTTATAACTCATCTCAATCACAATACTGTCTTTTGGTGGGTGGACGATAAATCGTTGATATGTCTCGTCTGTCTCGAGTTCTGGATTAAAGGTGATCCATATTTCTGATCCTTCTTCACGAATAGTAGGGATAAGAATATCCCAGCTAGACTTAGAAACGGTCTGTGCTTCCTCAATCCAAACCAGGTTGACCCCCTCGAGAGACTTAATTGATTGGATATTGTGTCGTAACCCAGCAAAGATAAACTCCGTACCGTTACTCCCTGTAATGGTATTGTTTTGGATGGTGTAAAAGTCATCAAGTTTATTTTTGTTAATAATATCTGATAAAAGTTTGTGAACCGAATCAGCTATTGAGTTTTGGTATTCGCGAGTGCAAAGAATCCGTAATGGCTTTTGCGCTCCCTTGATCAATAATGCACACGCTACCGTCCAGCTTTTGCTAGCGCCACGACCTCCGAACAGTACCTTGTATCTTTTAGGGGAGAAAAGTGGTTGAACCTTCGTTGGTAAAACTATCTGCGCTATCATAACGAAAAGTTTAACCGTGCAAACTCACCAGAGTTTTTCTTGGCGGCAACGTCATAAGCTCTAGCTGCGGCCTCTTCGTTATCGAACAGCCCTAAATATCTTTCTCCACCAACTCCTATGTGCGCTTGCCACTTGCCTGCTTTTTTATGCCAGGACACGCCTTTATACTTTGAACTACCCCCTCGAGAGACTCTTTTATTCGCCTGATTCTGTGTTCCTGTAGCTATCCGAAGATTTTCCTTCTGGTTATTCAACCCATTACAATCAATGTGATCTACCTCCATGCTTTCTTTAAGTAATCCGTGCCACTCCATCACTACGCGGTGGAGTAATAGTTTCTTATATCGTGGAGCAGGTTTACGTGCGTGCTTTACTGCGTACCCCCTCGAACCATAATGCCACTTTCCCATCGCCACCAAGCGGTCGTAATCTTCATCATCGACCAAAGCTACCTGGCCTTTTGATAGTGCTACTTTTTTCACTTCGGTATAGCATTCTTTTGAATAAAATCATCCATCTTCTCATGGAACTTATCGTAATCTACCCTCCCACCTGAAGTAGCCCTGTTCACATTCTTCTTATACTCCTCAACTAAAACCTCCTTAGCCTTATTAAAATCAATACCTTGATGTACAGCCATAGAAGCGGCGTGTCCTTCTAAGACACATTCATCGTCTCCGAGGCCGTAGTGTTTAGACTGTCTACTCATTGATCTTTGGATTATCCGGTCTTACGAATGTTACTGCTAACCCGTCTACACGTTCACCTTTACTGGTAATATCTGTTTCCGTCTTATCAGTCCAACCAAAGTTCTTTAATGAGAAAATGGGCCCTGCTGCATTCTTGCCAACATACATTTGTTTCTCAGCATATTCCATAGCAATTCCCTTCAATCTTTTTATGGTGTCAAAGAACGTATCTTTTTCTTCGTAATTCATTAATGTTTCACGTGAAGTATGTAAAGCTAGACATAGTCCTGAAACGGTAATTGGCTCACCATTTATATTACACAGGTTGATATAATCCATACCTAATTTTTCTACTTGTTTTGGATCAGTCCATAATGGTGGTCTACCACACCTAGAACACTTACCATTTACTTTTTCATCACCATGGTTACCACATAACTCCACTACTGGAATCTTGGTAACTTCATCTGTTCCACGTGGAACATTGGTCGTAAGTTCTCCTTGACCATTAAGAGTAATTCCCTCCATATGTGCTGGAACATTCTCCTGAGTCCCGTCTGGGTTTTCTACTTCATTCATAGTTTTTTTAAATCATTTTCAGTTAAAGCGTGAACGTCGCCATCTTCCCCAACGTACCCAACTAATACTATTTCACCTAGTTTTAATTTCTTCAATTCTTCCCTTAAGGAATTAGTCGAGGCAAAGCATACAACATTCCCCATACCAGGAGTAAATTCAGCACCATCAATTTCCTCGTTCATAGTCTTATATTAACACTTAATCCTCAACTTTTCCACACTCCCCCAAGTTGTCTATGGTGCTAATCCCCTCTTCAATCTTTCCGCTAACCTTAGCGAATGTATTTTGAAAGTGCTATACCCACCCACCGGGGGAGTGGGGTCAATCTGTCACTTTCTTCACCATATCCACTACCTTCTGCTTACCGCACTCAGCGCACCTTTTAAGCTTAAATCGCTTGCTTAAAAGTAGTTTAGCCGAGTCAACGAATTTATGTTTATGCTTCATTGTGTACCAAATGTTGGATAACCAAAGTCGCGTGCTTGAGTAACCGGCTTAACTTGAAAACAGATATCACATTTATCCTCATGCCAGGTTGATACTTCTAACCTAATTTTACCATGGTTTACTTCTTTTTTCAAAGCAGTCTCGCCGCATAATTCACAGATCCATTCTGGGTAAGTAAAGTTTACGTACATCGACATATGTTTATTCCACTATAATTTCAATATCCTTGTCTTCATTACACTGAAACACTATCACCTCAGTCCCTTCGAAATCGTCTTCTGGCTGATCGACGGTAAAGTTTCCTTTGAGGTGCATGTAGTTACCGCAGTTCTTGCAGATAGGTGGGGTTATCATTTCTGGTTATAATAAAACTCAATCATAGCGAGTTTAACACTTAGCCCATACCCTAATGCCCAACGAATAACATCGTTTCTGGTCACCTTATTACCTGATTGTTCTGATAGGTATTTAGCAACCGTACTAATTCCCCTGTGTGATTCGTTAGAGATCTGGGTGGTAATACGCTTAGCTCCTTTTTCGCACTTCCGAGGTCGTCCCATTGGTTTAGTTTAACAACACTCTATATGGTGTATATACTAACAGGTGTATAAAAGAATGCAAGGGGAGTAAAAAGAAAACCATAGCTACACAATAGACTTCTTACTAGCGGCCTTGGCCCATTGTTCGTCAAATGATCCAAAACGCTTTTCATAACTACCAACCACCTGCTTACTTAAAAGTCTTCTCTTAAGTTGTTGCCGTTGAGCTTTTCTTATTGACTTTAGTTTAGACTTTTTAGCCTTCCTCCTACTTTTAATCGTCTTGCCGTAATAAGATGGTTGCCAATTATTCTTTTCAACCGGCATGACCACTCCGCCTCCCGCCTTAATTACAAGCTCTGTCCAATAATGAAGTGAATTACTCCTATCTGCCTTAAACAGATCGTGGCACTTAAAATGACACGGCTTACAAAGTAGGACCAAATCACTTAACTTCTCTTCGCCAAGACGTTTATATGTTTTGTGGTGAACACCTAGGTTACTACCAGAATTACATGCCTTACAATAAACGTCCCGTATATAAATCAACCTACGTTTCTTCTTCCACTCATCAGACTGCATGTATTGCTTATAAAATTCGTATGCCATAGTTTTCTGCCTTCTTGTACTACTGCCGGAGTGGTGAGGAGTTTGAGGATTGGGGACTACCCCCCTACCCCCCTTCCAGTGAGGGGTTAGTTTTACCTATAGTCTAGTGTTAGATTGCTAGACCGAACAGATAGGTTCTCGCTCTTAGCTTAACCCGCCTTAGGTAACTCCATGCCTTTGGAGTGCTTAGCCAGGACAGTGAGTTGCCTGGTGATCTTTTAACGTCAGTGTATGCAATAGACGGATAGGCTTGGTTACTATCATTCAAATCTGCCGTGGTGGAGCCGGAGAATCGGTGTGTCGCCAGCTTTATTTTGAAACGTACCTGCAATAACCACTTCCTGGTTCCCACAGTGCTGGACTTAGGTCTACCGTACGTTTAGAAGGTATAAAAAATACCCGCTTGACTAGGCAGGTAGTTGGCTATATGCTTTAACTATCTGATTCATCATCGATAGCATACGCTCACTACCACCCTCCTGGCAAGTGGGCGCTTTGCTTTATAGACGCATTAGTTGTGGAAAAACTGTGGAAAGATTGTTGGAGCCTCCGCCCTGGATTGCACAGGGGTTTGCGCATTACAAGTGCGCCGTTCTGCTACTGAACTAAGGAGGCGTTAAACAAAATACGCTACACTCAGCCGTGGCCATGTGTAGCGCTAGTGTTATTCGTTCCAAAGGTTTATTTTCCGATGGACAGTTAGCCGAATAGGTCAACATAATACCATATATGGTGAGATACTGTCTACTTATATGTAGATATTAAACAGAAAACCACCCGAAGGTGGTAGTCTGCTAACGGGCTTCCTGATCCATTGAGTAGGGACTTTATCCCAAAAGTCCAAACCTATTGTAAACAAATAAATTCCTATTGTCTACTTAGAAGCTGTCTAAGCAAGTAAATAGTCGTAACAATAGCGGTACTGCACATAACCACCATAGAAATGGCGTACAGTACATTTTCAATAATATGACTAGCCGTAGGCTGACTTCGTCTAATACGTCGGTTCGGTAAGCAGCGCTTCATTCTTGTCATAGAACACCTCACAATACTCCAACCACACTTCCCTCGTTAGCTCACTTGGATAGCTAGGCGCCGAATCCCACAACATGCCTTGAATACGCAGGAACAATTCCTTGGTCATACGTAGGCCTGTAAAATGTAGAGGAGGAACAGAGTGGCGAGGATGCCACCTATCACACTAATCACGATTTTGAATGGGGCTGGTAAAGGAATTTGCGAAATGATCCAATACCCAATCCCTAGAACGGCCAGGAAGATAACACCGGAGATGACCAAGGACACGAGAGAGTTTGTCATAAGCGTCATTTAATGACTTATGCCTTTAGTATACTCCGTTCCTAAAATGTGTATACTTTACTTGAGGTGACTCATGTTTCAATCCTTTACCTGCCCGTCCTGCAAGACTGATTCCAGCCTGAAGCATACCCGGCACACGGAGGAACTCCCGCACGGGGTGTTCAAGAACGTCCAGTGCCAGCACTGCATGGCCGAGGTGGTCGTTCAGGTGTCATCTACCCAGTGGGCCATGGAACATGCGGAGACCTTGACCTACAACCCGGGTTCTAGTTTTGACGGGGTTCATGTCTGATGCACTTTAGAGAGGTTCGGCGGGTAAGCCTAAAAAATCCGCCACCATTTTTAATAAGAGGGTTTTGGTATGGTCGACTATTTCGCTAGGGTTAGCCAATATAATGTCTTTGTGGGGAGCTGGTAGGGAGCATGTGGAAAACTTTACGTTTTGGGTATTTACACCAAATACTAGGTATGCTATAGTTTAGGTATTAACAACTTCTATACAGCTCCATGTATAGACTAATTACAAACCGTATGAACCAATACGTCGAGTCCAACAAGGAAAGCGCAAAAGAACTGCAAAGCCTCTACGGGTCAGTCCGTGAGGCTTATTTTAGTGGCCCTTGGGGGAATTTCACCAAGAGCTTTAAGTGTGTCGAGTGCGGGGAATTTGTTAGTGGATTTGTAATGAAGTTTTATAACTACGACTTTGAGTCGGTACTTTGCCATGCCTGTCAAAAGAAAGAATCACTAATAAAATAAATATATGTCTAACTTTCAAACTGAAATCTGGGAAGAAACCCAACGTGAGAATCAAGAGGAAGCGGAGGCGATAGAGAAAGAAGAAATGAAAAAGGAATTTCAAAGAATGTTAAACATAGGGCTGCGGTCTTATGAACGCTGGGAAGCAATACGAAAACTTAATCAATCAACTTTAGAGAACGGTAAACTATTATTCTAAACTATATGGCAATCTATAAAAAGCTACTAGACTTTCAAAAGCTAGACATAACAGTAAAAGCTGACGGTAAAAATGATTACTTCAAAAAAGAAGGTAAACCGTCAAAGTACGTTACCCTTAATGAAGTTTTGGATAAAGTAAAAAAACCACTTAACAACCTAGGTGTACTAATTATCTTCCAACCAGAAGCCGCCGGACTTCGTACAATCTTACTAGACACTACAGACGACACAAAGGTTGAGGGGTATATGCAGTATGTAGGTGCTGATAACGCTCAAAAGTTATTAGCCTGCAATACCTACTATCGGCGCGGCAGCTTGGTAGCACTTCTTGGTTTAGAAGACGAAGACGACGATGGCAACGCCGCAAGTACACCTCAGAAGCAAATAAAGGCCCTAGGACAGACGATAAGCACCCCACTGGCCTCTCAGTCTGGTAGCCGTCCAATTAAGACTCCTGGGGCAAAGTGTCCTGATTGTGCTAATGGTAAATTTATGTTGAATCCTAAGACTAATAAGATCTTTTGTTCAGAAAAATGTTGGCTACAACCAAAAACGACCCCAGAACCAGCTATAGACTACGGTGAACCACTATTTGAAAACTAATATGACACCAGCAACCCATAGTTACGTTATAAATCTTCATCATGCCAACCAGATAGACAAACACACACTCCGGACATTAAAGGAAAATGGTAAGAACCGACATAGTATGCGAGAAGCCCTATTGGAAGTTCTGGCAAACAACGAAAGTATTGAAGTAGACGACGGAGGAGTGACGCTAATAGCCAAAAGAACAGGGGATCAAATCAGTGTTAGGGAAGTCGAATACTAATATGGTTGCCTTATTACTAGCCCTATATCTCCACACACCACAAGAATCTATATTTGAGGCCATACATGATCGGAGCGTACTATGTAGCCTTGAGACGGTAGAATGTGACAATGAGATCGTAGAAATGTCGCCTAGGCCCATTAAAGCCCAACCAGCTACTAGTCTAACGGCTACTGTAAGTGCATACACAGCCATTGAAACGTGCCCTAATAGATCTTGTGTTACAGCGTCTGGTCAGCTTGCTGGCCCAGGAGCAGTAGCCTGTCCTCGCACAATTCCTTTAGGTACAAAAATTGAGATAGAAAATATGGGAACATACACCTGCTTAGATAGAACAGCCGCGCGGGTAGACGGACGATATGATATTTGGTTTGGGTATACGGAAAAGGACTATCAGGCAGCCATACAGTTTGGGATCAGGAAACTGGTTGTGAAAAGAATATGAAAATAAAAATTGACCCAGCTGACAGAATTTTCTCGGAATACATAAGACGACGTGACGGTAAATGTGTCCGTTGTGGAAAGCTAGGGACTGGAGATAAGGGTATTATTGGATTGCAAGCCTCACACTTTTTCGGAAGAGCTAGAGAGAATACTCGTTACGACCCAGATAACGTTGATGCGCTTGACATGGGGTGTCATATGTATTGGGGATCAGCTAACCATGAAGATTACAGAGCTTTTAAGCTGAAGCAGTTAGGTGAAACGAGGTTCAAAATGCTGCAAATAAATGCTAATATGTACAAGAAGAAGGATCGCGCAATGGAACTTTTGAAAGCTAAAGCGTTACTTAAAGCACTATGAACATTACCCTCCCAGCAATTCTTATGCCACTACATCTTAAAGTAGATCGTAGTGCTACGCTAAAATTTGCCACTAGGGAACTTACCCCCCAAGAAGTAAAAGAAATTGTTGAACAACACAACCAGGAAGGGTACGTTTTATTCGCACCTAATCCTATACAGGCAGCAGCTATTCCAAAAGTAGACGCTGAGACTAAACAAAAGACACCAGGCCAACGATTGCGCGCAGTTCTATTTGTTAAATATACCCAACTAGGCGAGCCAACTGGAGACTTTGAAAGATTTTACGCAGACGAAATGGAAGAGTTTATATCTACAATTAAGTCTGAACTAATATAATAAATTATGAGCATGTATGTTAATCATTTAGGAATGGAACCTAAATCAGAGGACATAAAATCAAACTGCTGCAATGCCCCCATGAACGCTGACATCTCAGATGAAGGTACTGGGTGTTGGATGTGTAGTGCTTGCTCCAAACCGACAGACCCTAAGTTTATATTAAGTTGGGAGGAAGAATTCGACCTTAAGTACAACCATGATAACCCGGATGGTAGAGCTTTAATGTTGTTTGAAGATGATACCCAACGACCGGCACAGTATGAGATAAAGACTTTCATTCAAAAGACTATAGACCAAGAACGTAGCACCCTACTTGATGAACTGTTGGAGGCAGGGCCGAAGGATACACCATTTGAAAGTAAGCTTTGTCAAAACAGAAATGGTCTTGATTACTGTGGCACCTGTGAACAAGTATGGGAAGTATGCTCATGTCCAGCTAGGAATACAGGTTTCAACCAAGCCAACACTGAGTGGCGCAATACTATTAAGAAACTAAGGATATGATATATCCAGTAATTATCCCAACAGTAACTTCCTTAAACATAAGTGGTGCTCATACGCCTAGAGACGCAGGTATAGTAGTCCTATGCGCTGTTGGTATTGTGGTTTTTGTTTTTTGTTTTGCATGGTTAGGAAGTAAAGTCCAAGAAAAAATAACCGGAGAAGAATTAGGAATGGTAGGTGGTTTAATTGGTTTGTTTACAGCTTTTTCTTTAATAGGGTTACTATTGGTATTTATATGATCTTACACGCAATAGGTTGGGGGATATTGGCTGGTACTTTATCATACTTTTCTATTTACCTTTATAGTTGGTGCACAAAATTGAGATTTAACAGTTCTTTCAAGGCTAGGACATTTCAATATACCGCAAGGCTTTTCTCTCTTCTAATCGGCCTCGCTGTAACTTTGATACAACTATGACCAACCGACTTGAGGAGTTTGAAGTACAAGCAATGAATATTGTCTATCAAATAGGCGATCTACTTTACACAGCTTTACCGCCTGACATAGCACATGAACATTTTGTCAAAGCCAGGCAATCAACAAACGACTTAGCAATTGAATTCACAAAGAAAATAATACAACAAACCCTAGACACCCAACGTGCTGAAATAATAGAGGAACTAGGAGGCTACCCACCTCAACTAGATGTTCATGGACATGTTAAGTATTCTGAGAAACAGTTAAAAGAATATCTCAACACCCAACTCTTCATGATTGAGGAGGAGGTGGAAGCTAAACAACGGTATTGGATAGAGTGGTTAAAGAATCCATCTAACGATGACAAGCCACATACGCTTGGTAGAATCGGCGCTATGGGAGAGATACTCCAACTAATCCACGAAGCTAAACAATAAACTATATGCGTTTCACATTCCCACAACCAACTAAGAATAAGGAATCACATAAGAAAAGTTCCAAAGCTATCTTTGAACATGATAAACAAAAGGACGGCTGGACTCTGATCGAGGAAGGCCCAAAACTATCAAAGAAGAATCAGAAACTAGAGATAGTCTCATTCTTAAAAGAAGGTGAATCCTATATCAACGGAGAAGAAATGAGGAAACGAGCTAAGGAATTAGGTAGTTTAGGTCAACATCAAGCGGAGCAGTTATTAAAACAAGCGAGTGACATACCAGAGGAGTGGAAGAATTACTACCTACTATTCCCTGAGACAGTCTGGCGGCACCCCGGCGGCCTCCTCTACGTCCCGTACCTGTACTGGGACGGCGGCAGGTGGGTGCTCCGCTTCGGCTACGTCGACGACGCGGCCGCTGGGATGGCGGCTGTCGGGTCGTCCGTCTCCGCAAGTGATTGGCCCTTGGACTCCTGTGTTTTGGTACTTTTGTCCCCTTGGATTCTTGGTCCGTCCTGTAGTCCTAGACGCTAATATAATTAGAAAACAATAAGGGGATGGAAAAACAAACTATAATTCACTACGGCGTAAACGATCAGTTACCTCAGACTAGGAGGGAATCAATTGCTGCACTGAATAATCTAGTAGCTCAAATAAAAAAGACGTCCCCTGGAGCAATGATTTTAACAAAAAAACCACCATACAAAATATGGGTGAAGATTAAAAAACTACTAAACCTATGACCAAAACATATTGTGATCGGTGTGGGGAGGAGCCTAAAGGAAGTTTCTATTGTTACGTTAAAGGTACACTAAAAGATCTACTTAATGGATCAGACCAAGTAGATTTTGAGCTTTGTAAAAAGTGTTTTAAGTCACTTAAACAATGGTTAAAGAAAGGGGAATGATATGAAGAAACTTATCTGTAAATATTTTGGACACAAGTTCCGTTGGGTAATAGCCCATAGTTGCGTTGCTTGTATTCGTTGTCATGCTGATGACGTAATGAGCCTCACTATCTCAGATGTAATGATTAACTTTTTGAAAAAAGGTAAAAGAAAAGTATTAAAATCTTACTAGTTTATATGACCAGAC